ATATCAACTTTTGTTCCCTTCGCTCGCAACCTTTCAAGGTGAGAATGAAGTGTGTTTACGCTGGCTGACTTGGTGGGGTATTCTTTGATAATTAGTGCCCCCTTTACGTCTTCAACCGTTTCACGAATCAAATCTTTATGATCCATAAGTTCTGAAAGTGGGATCTGGGTAATGCAACTATCGTATCTTTGAGCGATGGTTGTGTCCGAAAGTTCCAAAGTGTAGTGAACTACTGTCTTTCCTTGCTTTACAGCCTCAGATCCCAAGTGAACGAGAACCATTGACTTACCGGCACCTGTTGGAGCAATAACAACGCCCAACTCTCCATTACCAACACCGCCTCCGGTGATCTGGTCGATCTCTCCCCAGGCAGTACTAACAGGGTTTCTTGCTTTGATTTCAAAACGACGTTCAAAGTCTTTTAGATAGTCATAGCCAAAATCGCTGGAAGCACCGAGGCGAATCGCATCACTAATCAACTTTGAGATTTCATCAAAGGATGAAGAGTTGATTAGCTTGGCTGACTTGATCATAACCTCTTTTAGTTTCTGCTTCTTACAGAAATCAAGTGAAGTATCCTTGATAAACTCTGCGCCTTCAATCTCTTCTTTGGCGAATACTCTTGCTACGAAATCAACAACTTGTCTCTTGGTTGCGTCGTTCTCTTCGTTTAGACCAGACTTGATAATAGTCACCATAGTCTTACGACTTGGGTGAATTTTGTATTTTGTTCTATGCTCAACGATCTTCTCAACAAAAACCCGAAGATACTTCAATTCCAAAAAGTTTGGATCGAATACTTCAAGAATTTGATCTGCGAAAGGACGATCATCAAGAATCAAGCTGCATAGGTCTTCTTGGAAACTTTTGCCGTATTGTGCGAAGTTTACCTGTTTTTGTTCAGACATCAGCTTACCTTTTCTTTGTGGACTATCATAATAACCTTCTCACTCTTGCTCGTCAACCACTTTCTTATTGCTTGTTGAAATGCGACGGAGGCTGGAAGTAATGTCCGACCAGTCAAAGGCCGGGAATCCGTTCTTGTAAGAAAGAGTTTTCAAGTTTGTGATGTTGAGGTCAAACTCAAAGTTCTCAAAAACATAATCGATCTTACTGCGACCTTGCGGTGAAATAGAGGGAGGAGTGAGGTTCATAATCTTATAGTTGTCTCTCACAAGATCAGCATTAGAGACAATGTTCTTATAAGTAGCCTGCTTTTGGTCTGCTTGCTCACAATAACGAATAACATCTTCCAGATAATGCTCTTGGTCTTCCTTCAAGAAAGAAAGACGCTTTGCGATGGTTGGAAGACCAATTCCAGGAACTCCTGGGAGGCTATCAGACTTATCACCGGCAATAGCGCGAGCAACGGCAAAGTTCTAGGGGGAAATGCCGAACTCCTCAATAACGTTCTTACTTGTGTGAATTTGCTTCTGGATAGGGCGGAAAAGAACCGTTTCATTATCCAAAAGTTGGAGAAAGTCCTTATCAGAAGAAACAATAACCTTCTGCCACCCAGCATAATAAGGATGCTTTGCGACATAAGAAACAATGTCGTCTGCCTCAACAGAGTCAAGAACAAACTGCATAATAGGCATTTCGTTTAGAATTTCAAGCAAAAGAGAATGCTGCCAAACCTTATTTTGCTTTTCGGTTTGTTCATCCATTCCGTCAACTTGGAAGTTCTTCTTGATAGGCTTGCGACCTGACTTGTACTCCTTGATAAGTTCTCGGCGGCGTTGAGAACCACCGGGACCATCCCAGCAAATAACAACCTGGGTTGGCTTCATTTCACGGAACAACTTGTTTAGCATTCCAATAAAACCAACAACTCCACCAACAGGGTTTCCATTGGTAGTCATAGACGGGTTCACGATGTAGTTGCGAATAAAATTGTTTAGACCATCGATAATCAAAACACGCCTGTAATTAGTATTATTCAATTTCACTCCAAGTTTTGTTAGTTGTAATACCTTGTATGCAGCCACGAGAAACACCGAATTGTTTAGCAAGTGTTCTTTGCGACACGCCTTGTTTATAAAGAATTCTTATATTTCTTACCTGTTCCCAGTTTAGCATCGCCTTACTATTCCCTTCACCACTACGAACTTTACTCATTGTGTCTTTGGTTCTCTGGTTGTGGGTTCTGCCTTTCATTGGCGAAATTCTTCCCCTAAGAGAAACACTTATTTTTTGTCTGACTGCTGCTGGTGTTTCTACCCCTTTATTCCAGGTAGTACGGCCTTTGTGGGCTTCAGATAGTTTCTTTCTTGTATCTTCCGTAATAGGCTTGCGCGTTTTCCACGCTTGCTTTAGTCTTTCTAAGTGTGCTTTAGTAAACTTTCTACCACTTAGAGAAATTCTAATTTTACTCTTAGTTTCTTCGGTGTGTGAATATCCTTTTTTGCCGCCGCCAGCCTCGCGAACTAAGTTGTAGCCAATATCACCGAATGGGTTTAGTTGGTTCAAATAAAACTGTTCTCTTTCATAAAGTTGTTGATAAGTACTATCATCACTCATTTCTTCTAATATAACAAACTCAAAGTTTTCTTCTCCATACTTATTCCACGCTTTTTGCAATGATGAAGAGTGATGCTTGTTCATCCTTAAACGACTTATATGCTCTTTCCATCTTCTAGAAATTTTACTACTACTTCCTATGTAAAACTTTTGATTATTTCTGTTTACTATCTTATAAATCCCTTTCATCTCGCTTACCTCCATAGTAAGTAGTGGCTTTTCAATAAAAGCACTAACATAGAACACGCTTGTTTTCATCAGTCATTAGCAGTTTCCTTCTTTTGGGGTTGGCGGGTTTGGTAGAAAAGGTCTTCTTCGGTAAGTCCAGTATTGAGCTTGATAGTAGCAACATGTTCATCGTCAATGGTGTAAACAACCTTCTTGATGCCAACGTGTTCCATAACGCGGAGACACATAGGGCAAGGCTTGGAAAGCCGGAACTCGCTCTTCTTACCAACGCGAGCAACATACATAACGGCCCCGTCAGTAACGTCGCGAGCAATGCCGAGAACAGCACCGACCTCGGCGTGCTGTGTGGCGTGACCGCATTGATGGTTCCTGAAACGATTAGCCCACCAAACGGAACGTAGATCGTTGCAGGAAGTATTGATGATAGAACCGCCCTTCACAAGAACGGCTCCATGCCGGTAATCCGGTGAATCGGAACTAACGGCGATTCGCTTCGCAAGCTCCAAGTAACGCTTCTGTCGCTTCGTCAAACTCATAAAGACTAAAACCCTCTTACGCTTCTATAATAGCGCAGGAGGGCTTTAGCGGCAACCGGAAAGTTGTCAAGACGCTGTTTCGTCTTCTTCCAGATCAACATCGTAATATGCTTTTGGATCTCCCTCACGGGATTCAAACTTAAGAATAACTTCTTCTTCCATGAGCCGTAGAACTCGATCCCTGAACTTTGCGTCTTGGAGTTTTTCGTTCCAATGCGCTCCCTGGAATTTCTCTTTTGAGCCGTCTTCGTAGACGAGAGAATACCAAGCGCCGCTTTGCTCCAAGTGTTTTGAGGACTTGACTGCGTTGAACCAACTTTCTTCATCTTGGATCTTTGAAGAACCGCCAGCCCAAAGAATCTTGAAAGTGCATTCACGGTTCAAAGAACCGAAACGTGACTTCTTGATCTTGGCCTTGACTTCTGAACCAACCTGATAACCTCTTTCGTCAAGAATAAAGGAGTCCTTTGCCTTGCGACCTGTTAGCCAAATGCGTAGTGAATAAGCATAAGCGGGTGCTTTACCACCTGGGGTAAAGTAAGGATCGGTCAATAGTTCTGCTCTATTAGACGTAATGTTGGTCTTTAGCTGGTTGAGAATGAGTAGAGTTGATTGCGTGTTCGCAATAGGAATAGTGAGTTTTGAGAATGCTCTTGATAGGATTCTTGGTTTCATAGCCATAGACGACATAGGATCAAATGAACCTTCTACGTCTGCTGCTGCTGGTGTGTTAGCCAGCGAATCCCAAATAAAGAACATAGAGCCGTTATTAGCGGTCAATAGTTCCTCAATAGTTTCCAAAACAAACTCTGTTGTTGTTGCCTGAATGTAAAGTAGTTTTGATAAGTCGCAACCGGTAGACTCCAAGAAGTCTGGGTCAACTGCTGATTCTGAATCAAAATAAACTACGTCCATTCCCTTTGCCATAGCATTAGCGGCGATCTGTGCAGCCATGTAGGACTTACCGGTTCCTTCCAAACCGGCGATTTCTGTGATTTTACCAACCGGAATTCCAGCCAACTTACCACGACAAATAATAGAATCAAGCCAACGAGAACCAGTTGAGATCCAATCGGTTACTTCTGTTGGGTTATCTTTTGTTAGGTCGTGTGCTACTTCCTGCCCGTATTTCTTATTGACGAGGTTTCGCATGTCAGCAATGGATAGTTTGCCCGGTTTGGTTTCATTTTTTCGGGCCATAAAAACTCCATTTAGTTTTTTACAAATGCGTTTGTCCTGGAATGAGAAAGGTCTGCAACATAAACAGAATGAAATTGAACTACTGGTTCTACTTTCTTTTCTGGTAGTTTTGCTGGTCTTGGTAAAACTGGTGATAGTAGCCATAGCACCATCACCCAAGAAACACTAGAAACTATTACAGCCTTACTCATTTCAGGCAAACTTTTGAAACGTTCAAACATCCTATTTACCCCTTTATGGGATAAATAGTTTGTGAATCACTTACCGTTGATCTCGCGGAAAGCGGCACTCAAAAGATCGTCGGAATCACCTGACGAGTTGAACTTTTGAATTTCTGGTCCTGCTCCATTCTGATCGCTAAGGAACTCGTCAAGGAGGTTAGCGACCTGTTGAGAAGTCAGACGCTCAAAGAGAGATTCAAAGTCTGGCATGGAGTCAAGAAGCTCGGCGCAACGAGCAGCACCACCGATTGCCTTGGAGCAAAGAGCGGAAGTCTTGCGACGAGGCGCAACATCTGTCTCTGCGAAAAGCCGACCTGTCTTCGTAGAGTACGAAATAGTAAGGTCAGTTCCTTCCTCGGTGTCGGTAATGTCACCGTAGTCAGGGTTGAGAACAAGGCTCAAAAGCTTCTTGTAAACTGTGGTCCCGTAGCCCCAAACACGAATGCCTGTGGACTCCTCACCACGAACAAGGACAGGAGAGAAATAACGCTCCTTCACAAACAAAGACTTTGCCAGCTTCTTGTCTTCGTCATCGTTGTTGGCGACACCATCACGCCAAGTTTGCGAGGCAAACTCACAAATAGGGCATTGCTCGCCATAGTTCTTCTTCAAACAAAGAACGGTCTTACGCTTGCCGCCAACCTCTAGGTAGTGGAAGTGGAAGTCGCGGAATGGATCGCCGTCTGATGGACTGACGATGCGAATGTCTTGCTCGCCCTCAACGGGCTTCCAGAACACGGAGGTCTTGGATGAACCACCCTCGCTCTTATTCTCAATTGCGGAAAGCTTTGCCTTCATCTTGCTGATATCAATAGCCATTTTGTTTTGTTCCTTTATTTATGGTTAGTTGTGGGACTTGCCCTATAGTCAATAAGGAGATTTATCCTTACCGCTGCTCTTGTACGAATGAAGTATGTTCTACAACATACGCTATATCTCTATCATACTTTGTTGGATAGATAGAGAAAGAAACGGTTTTTAGTTCCGTTGCTTTAGACTTTACTTCTTCTTTTATACGCTTCAACGAATCGCTTGACTGTTTTAGTCGTTCCTCGTTGATGACATAAATATAATTCACTTCGCGAGTGTCGTCAAGTGGATAGAATAACTTTTCTTCGCCTGAACTGATTTCTTTTAGACCTATGGTAGAAATGCGGTTTGTAATGCCAGGCTCTTCAATGTTTCCCATAATGGGAGTGTTGTGCTGATAAACGTTCAGCATGTGAATAGTGTTGGAGATAAAATTGTTTATCTGTTCCCAATAACCTATTACCGGCAAGTCGCCAGCAATTTGATCTATTTTCTGGTTATCAACCAAATAAATTCTCTCAAACTTACCTGATCTGGTTAGGTGTTGGAGAACGTTCCTAACGATCTTTTCGTTTAGGATCTTTTTGTGATTCAATAAAGATGTGTCTGGAATAACATAAACAATTGTTATTTGCTTTTCCTTGATGCTTTCAAGGATGCGTAGTGAAAGTGCGGAGACAAGAGAACCGCCACACACAAACATTATAACCTCGTCGGCAGTCAAACAGCCACGCAATAATGTCAAATCGATGTTAGAGGCTTCATAGGCTTCGGGATCGTTTTGCTTCTTGACGAGAATAGTCCTTTCCACTTGTTGTTCGTGATCGACACAGACAACGTTGTATTGAGGGAACTTTTCAAGTTGTTTTGCGATTCGGCTTCCAACGCCGCCAACACCAATAATATTCATAGGTCAATCACTTTTAGGTTCTCAAAGTCTTTTCCAGCCTTCAAGGTTGCTACGAACCCTTCCTTACGGACTATCTCCATAATAGAGAATAGAAGGCTTCTTTCAGACCAGTCAAAGTCAATCACAATAGAATCGTGGATAGAGAAAGCAACATAAGCATTCTTTCCTTTCAAGAGAGAGAAAAGAGCAATAAGTTTTCTACCAACGTAATCTGCGGTTGTACTTTGAATAAGATATGAAATAGCGTGTTCTTCATCACACTTGATTTTACGACCAAATGGGTTCTCAATTTCTTCACCATTCCAATACTTCCTTATTAAGTAATCACGACCATAAACTTTTTCAAGTCTATCGTCTCTTTTATTTAGATCATAAAGCCAACCAAAAATCATTTTCTTTGCCAAGTCACGATCAGTTTTAGGTCCAAAAACATTCTGGATATTCCAGTCGTGAATGTCAATCTTTGGTTGTTCTCTTCCTCGGATAAGAAACAACGAACGCAGATCTGCGGCGTTATAGTCTATTTCCAAGAACATATCGTTATTTGGCTTGATGAACCTACGAAGGTCTTTATCAAAGCGAAGAATAGGAAAAGAATCTTTCTCTGTGCTTAAACGTCCGGTCTTTGACGAGAACAAGTCATAAACGATCTT